TCAGGAGTATTTGGTGAAGTATCACCTGATGCCATTTGAGAGAATTGTTCTGTCAAAGCACCTAAGTTCAACACTTTAGATATAATTCCTTTCATTAATCCTGCTTGCCCACCTGTCATCCCATTATAACTAGACAACAAATTCTGTGCTATTCCATCCTTTACATCCAAGAAAGCCATTCTTTCTGCCATAGGTAAAGCAGAAACTGCCTTAGTCATCTCTTTATTCAATGATTTCTCAGTAAATTCCATCATCTTATCCATCACCACTTTCATATATTTGGACTGTTGTAAAGAAGCATTGCCAACTAAACTCTCTAAACTTCTCAATCCATCTGTCATTGATGCTGCATCAGTATAACTTTGCAGTGCATTCATCGACTTATCAATATTCCGAACCAAGTTATCCATATCAATCTGCATTGCCCTATTAACAGATTCAACAATATTATCTGGTTTTAATAATACTCTTTTCTGGCAATACATCTCATCTCTTTTCACATCGGCAACGCTCTGCCTCATTACACCTTCTGATTCTAGATTAGGCTGACCAACAGATGGTGACCTTGGAGAATTTGCTTCCTTAACCCTTGCTCCAACCCCTGCCTGAACTCTCTTCCTAACTAATGCATCACATTCATCATAAGATAATCCCCTTTCCTCACATTCAAACTTAGCACTCCTAATATCTTGAAGTTGTTGTTTTGATATCGGACGATTGGCAGGTAAACCATACTTGTTTAATTTTGTATTAGGAGATGCGGGTGCTCTCTCCTTTTCTACTTCTGGAGAAGCAGGTTTCTCAGTTTTTAAATTACCATCATATGTGGTAGGACCAGAACCAGCAGGACCATCACCTCCTGGATAATCTATATTTCCTTGTGAATAACCACTAACAGCTACACTTTTACCAGAAGTAGTATTAGTGACTCTATTATCACCAATAGTAGTTGCTATATCAGTTTGGGAATTATTTCCCATACATCCCATAATAACAGGTTGTTGTCGGGCATTACCATCTAAGAAAAATCCAAAGACAATATTCCCCTGTCGTATCATTGGGGTTTGTCCTGAATTAGTTAAGTATGCTCCTGCAGTAACAGGATACATTACATTTGCCCAAGGCAAGTCCTCAGATTTAATAACCTCTTCACCTAAATCATGAAGGCCAAAAATTCTTACTTTATATCGATATCCCCATCCAGGAATAGTTTCAGCACTTTCATATTTTGCAGGTAATATATTATCGCGCCAGTAAGAGTCATCGGCGACTTGTCCAATCCACCAAATAAAATCTTGGCCTACAAAACCTCTATTAAATAAGGGACTCCCTAAAACCATAAGTTATTCATCATAGACTCTACATTCTTCTGCATCAGGATGATTATCACAATATACTTCTAGATGCTTGTCCTGATGTCTGGTATGCCAATCATTAATACCAGTCTCAGGTTCATCATCCTTGTGATACTCCTCATAATAAGCATGAGCAGATTCTAAATCTGCCTTAGTATATTCCATTTTGCCGTGGTTGATGTGCTCTTTACCATCAGCTTCAATATAGACCTCATGGTCTAAGTCGTGTTTAATTTCTGACATAAAATTAACCTCGTACTCTGGTATTTATTATCCCCCTTTAGAGGGATTTCCCTTTCGACCAAAGGAATCTCTAGTCAATACTAATTTTGTATACGTATCACTAGCAGTAATATAATGACACAAATCAGTTAAAAGATACTTACCACCAGTCTCTTTATCAACCTCATCACCACAAGCTTTATTAGGTGTTACATCCGCTTGAGGAATATCTACCCACACGCAATCTCCTGCATGTAGAGAAAAATCACCAGGAATAACAACTATTACTTGAGAAGCAAATAATTGGTTATATCTCATTTTTGACTGATTAAAAATCTTTTCTGCATTAAAATTAATATCCTTTGACTTATTAAGCTGATCCTCAATATTTCCAACATTAAGTTGACCAGTACTATTAAATTGAAGGCTTGTCCAAGAATATTCAGTGTCCGCTTCATCTTTATTAAAACGCTTATTCAACTCAGGAAGATTATCTCCTGCAAGTTCTATCATATCATCTCTTTCATTTTTCTCCGCTTCAGTTAATGAATTAGTCCATACAGCAGTAAAAGGATTAAATCCCAAAAAACGATTAGAATATGCTCCCATCTCCAATTTCTTCTGCACATTAACCTTATTATCTGTTTCTAATGATAATGCCTTTGCATTATAAGGTGGAGGAACACTCTCTGAAGTCTCATTATAAAGAATTTTTTTCTTAAATTGTTGACCCATTAAAGAATCAATAGATTTAAAATGATATGAATTAGAAGTTTCCCAGAAAAAATAACCTGCTGTGGCTCCCTCTCCTTGAGATTGGGATACTGCCTTAGTCGATAAATCATTTAAAGTATAATAAGGTTTAGTATTATTACCACAAAAATCTAAAGTACTTTTTGTTTCTTCTATATCCAATTTTTTTTCTGTTTTTAAAACATCTTTCAATATTGTTTCTACATGATCTGATATTTGTCCACTAAAAACCTTTCTAACTTGTTGTCCTCCCTTTTCATTGGTAATCCATTCCAAGGGTGCCAAATCTATTATATAAGACTTATCCGTAGTTTCACTTCCTGTTGCTAAAGGAAATAATTGATTAACAAACAAGCTATTATTTTTTTGCTTACTAAAATCTAAAGTATTTCCATGATTATCAGTAAATTTTAAATAAACCTCTTCACTTCCTGTAATGGGTAATCCTTCAACGGCACTTACCTTTTTTGCAGTTTTTGTTCTCCTTCCTCTTCTATTGGTTTTACTCATTGTATTACCTGCATCAGTAAACGTAACTGTTGCTCTTACACTATCAGATAAAATACTTTCAAAATACAATACACGAACAGTTCCACCCAATAAACTTACACTGTCAGTAGTCTTATTAGAAAATACATCTACCCTTTGAAGAAGTGCTGGAGTTGCATCTCTAGCTACATCTCTTGCCTTCTTTTGTGATGCAAAAGTTGCTCGTCTTCTTGCTGCTGTTTCTGCTCCTGCCATAGTTATTTCCTCCTACTTATATTTAACCACGATATGCACTAGCATAAGGATCTGCAGATGCTCCACTAGAAATATTAACAGTTACCACTTTTTCTGGATATGTACTACCACCTAAACCAGGCCAAGTTCTCTCTGCTGGACGGCCACTAGGTATAACATATATCTGTTCCTCTGCTCCATTTTCATAAGAAGGATATGCATCGACACCATTATTAGAAGAAGAATTCCCATCTGCTGTAATATATTTGGAATCTGATGTCACTACACCTAATGCATCAGGATCCCTTACTAACTTTCTTGGTTCTCTTCCTGCTTTTATATCTCTCTCCTCCATAATAGGATCATTCCATTCACCCAATTTAGTTTTAGCAAGTTGTTTTGCTATCATTTTTGATGCCCATTCTCCCACCCATGCACCTGCCATACCAGTAATAAATCCAGGAGCACCTCCAAACGGAGCACCAATAGCAAAACCAGCAGTATATCCTAACAATCCACCCAATGCACGGAGAATAGCATTAATAGGAGATTCTCCAAAAACTGTATAATCAAGCAATCCCATAAGGGCAGCAATAACAGCATCAATACCACCAATCTTCATTTTCTGAGCACCCTTAAGGGCATCCTTTACCTGCATCAATCCCTTACTTTTCTTCGCATTCTCAAGTAATTGCCCCATAGCTTTAGCAAGTTCTTTGGGATTCTTTGCAAACTTTAAAATTTTAGAAATAAATTTATTATTCTTTACAATATCATCTATCTGACCCTTTAAAACTCCCTTTACTTTCTCTATCAACTTGGCAGGATTTTTAGCCATCTCAACAATATCACCTACCTCTTGCGCCCATCCCTTTGCCGTATCAGTAATACCTCCTATAATATTATTAAGGTTCTTACTAAAACCTACCCATGCCTTATTTGCCCAATTTCCAAATCGTTTTCCCTGTGTAGTTGTAAAATTCCAAGTTGCACTTGCACCTTTTTTTGTTAAATCCCAACCTGCACCTGCAACTTGCGTTGTTCCTTTCCATAACTGACCTGCTCCAGCTTTAATATGACCAAATAATCCAGGACCAGGTTTAGGTCTGCCTTTGAGCCATTGATTTGTTTTTCCTAGAACAACTTGAGCTGTTCTTTTAAGATTGGTAGGTCTTATTTTTCTCCAAAATCTTTGACGTTTAAGTGCGTTTTGTGCAATCCTTCTTTGTTTTGCAATTTCCTTTATATTTTTTGCTCTCTTTAATTTGTCAGCACGTTTCGGATCAAAAAATCTTTTTATCTTAGTTCTAGTTCTTTTTAACTGATTTCCTAACCCTCTTCTTGGACCTTTGGGTTTAGGACCACCTCCAGGACCTCCAACCATCGAAGCTGCTGCCATACCCAAAGCAACAACAACATTCATTACTCTAGTGAGACCTGCCATGAAAGATTCAAACTTCGCAGCAGCATCAGGTCCAAATTTATCCCCTATCCATTTTTCAGTAGCCTCAACTGCCTTATATCCCCAATCAACAAAATTGACCAATCCAGCAAGAATTACACCTCCAGCATTAAGAAGCCACTCTGCAATAGATCCTAAAGTTTTCAAAAGAGGCATCAATTTGGGTAACCAATCGACTAGCCTCAAAGCTAACCACCCAAAAAGAACAGTACCAAAAAATTTCTTTATATTACCCCACCAACTTTTTATTTTACCTGGTACAGCTAACTTTATTCCCTTTTCTTTACTATCAGGAGATTCTACACCTTGCTCAGATTTAGCCCTTTTTTCTTGTTCTTTTACTTTTCTTCTTTCATCTGCTGCTTTCTTCTCTGCAGCAAGAGTTCCCTTCAGAATATCCTCTATTTTTATTACTTTTTCTCTAATAACCAGTGTAGGATTTTCTGAAGATGCTTTTTCAATAGAAGAACCTTTACCTTTAACTGGCACTATATTAGTTTTAGGACGAACTGCTAGTGCTCCTCCATTTTTCTTTCCTAATAATTTATTTTTATCTAATACTGCCATTATGGACTAACTCCCAATACTTCCATTTTTCTAGTGGATCTAAATGCTGTTGCATCAAAAGAAGGTATCTCACGATTTCCTGCAGGTGGAAGTTGTGCCTGAGAAATATTTGCCGATTCTTCACCTGCTGCATCTACAACAACTACTTTTGGATTCTTAGTAGCCATTGGTCCAATATTAATTTCTTTTTGTAATTGTTGAGCTACTTGAATTCTTCTAACTCCCCCACCACCTTGGAATTTCTGTGTAAAATTCATAGATGGCAAACTTACTGACCCACCTTGTGAATAATAACTTATTCCTCTAGGTTTAATAGAAACTGGACCTCCTCCACTCATCATCAAAGTAGGTTGATTAGTTCCCCCACCAGCAGCATTCATAGCAGACATAGTATTCTCACCATACTTCTGGACTGCACCCTTACTCATAACAAACTCACCAGGAGTTAGCATCGCAGGAACTGTGTCTTTATTACCACTACCAGGAACTTTACCACCTTTATTCATCTCTTTAGGTTTTTGTTGACCAAAAAATCCAAAACTTGGTGCGTTCCCAGTCTCTGCTCTTTGAATTTGTTGATTTCTCTCTGCATCTTCACCCATCACAGTTCCTGTAATGAACCTCATTAAAGGATTTTGATTTTCTTCCTTCTCTACCTGTTCCTCTCTCAATGCATTAGCAGTTTCCTCACCTCCACTCTCTACTATAGATGCATCCACATTTTGATCAGGTTCATTTTTTCTAGTACTCATATACACAGCACCAGCACCAAGGGCAAGAACCCCCAGTCCCCACGGACCCATTTTCGCAGCTGCTGCCAGAAGTCCTTTAAGAACTGGACCCATAAGTTTTACAGTCCATATTCCTAATTTTGCAATAAGTCCAAGAGCAAATTTAGTTAATCCATTTCCAAATACCAAATATGCAGCCAATAGTGCAGGCCACCAATCTTTCAAAAATTTAACAATACTATCAATCTTACCTATATTCTCTTTTTTGGAAAACCAATCCCAAATTTTCATCACAGCTCTTCCAAAAAGAATTGTTCCCAAAAATCCTAATATCTTATTCCATATATTCTTAAAAGGTTCAATTACTTTCTGTCCTACTTTTTTTATTCCATCCCATACTTTACCACCACCTTCCATTAATGATTCTTTTAGTGATCTACGTTTTTTCTCTGCTTCTTGTTTTGCATCCTTTGCCTGATCTAATTGAAAATTATATTGCTCACCTAAAATCTTTTCTATAGAAATAACCTTTTCTTTAATAACTACAAGATCTCCACCACCTTCCCCTCCTTTTACGGAAGTAAGTTTAGCTGGATTAAGTAATTTTTGAGCAGATATTCTTCTATTTCTAAATATTGCCTTCCTCTCACCAGCTGAAAGATACTCCCCTCCATTGGGGGTGCCAGAACTATATGTTGGTTCAGTTGGAAGTAATTTACTAGGCATTACCTTGTTGTTGCTGCTTTAATCTTTCCTCTTCTAGGTGTTGTTGAAGAAGCCCCACATAGATGTCTCGTTCCCAAGGCATCATATTTTCTATCTCTGTTAAGCTATATTTATGATACTGCATCAAGGCAAAATTCAGCTTGAAGTAAGACTCCAAACTCATATGCAGTAGGGCTACGCGAAAAAACTTGCCAGACCCTCCAATACTACCTCACTTTCAACCTTTGTTTTTGGATTAGTAACCTTAATAGTATGTGATAATTTAGGCATGGTGTCAAAGAAAGATTCAATTTTTTTAAATTGACTAGAATTCATTGACTCAAGGAATTCCTTTACTTCTTTCTTAGTACAATCTGCAGTTGCCCAAACCTCATCTTCAGTATAAATCTTATCAATACTTCCAGCAATTAAATCAAAAGATTGATCCATTGCATTCTTATCATTAAAATCAAAATTACTCTTAATAAATTGGTCCAACGATGGATACTTCATTTCCATCATTAAACTAGCATCTAATTTGATTTTATTTGTATGATTCTCATCCTTTTGAACTTTAATATCATCCAAATCAATTACTACTGGAACCTGTGTTTCTTCATCATCAGGACAAATAATATTAACTTCAAGTTCTTCTCCAACAGACTTACCACGAATATTTAAGAATAAAAATTCAATATCAAAAGTGGGAAGATGATCTACTTTAATTCCTTTAGTAAGAACACAATTCTTAAGTACTGCTTTAATAGCAGTTGTAATTTGCTTATTATCTTCACTCTCTAAAGCAATTACAAGAACTTTTTCTTCTTTAACAAGAAAAGGTCTATACTGTATACTTTGTCCTGTAGAAGGTAACTCCAACTCATAAGTCGGAGTCGCAATTTTTGGTAAAGGCATAATCTATGAAATTCAGATCGTATATTTATATATAAGGGTTTTTATAAAAGATTTCTCACAGCTCGACTTGCAAACCCACCAGCAATATCACCAATAAGATCATTCCCTGTTATTCTATCTACAGCAGAATCAACCAAATTACCAGCAATATTACCCAAAAATCCACCTGCATTAAATTGAGCCATTTCAAATGGATTACTTGGAGGATATGCATTCTGCACGTGAACATTCTTCAGAACATACCTTATATAACTCATTGATACTGTACATTTTAATAATGAAGACCCATCATATGAAACTGGCATTGAATTTATAGCCATTGGAAAAGATCTTACAAATTCATATGTTAATGGATTTAAATGATCTCTTTCAAATTTTGTAACTGTTAATCCTTGACCAGCCATATAATCATCAGGATATCTCATTCTATAATCATAATTAGGACTCATTAATTCATTTTCACTTGCTGCTCTTTGTTGTCTTGTATTTCTCGTAAATCTTCCATGAGTAATATAAGACATCCATTCTTCAAAAAATTTAATAGGTTGATATAATCCTGCATCAACATAAAAACTTAAATCAATTCTATCATCGAAAATTCTTCTATGAACATGCTTCTCTGTTACACCAGTGCGATCATTATTAATATCAAATGTTGCTAAATTAGACCCAGGTAAAGAAGCCTCACAACACATTAAATTAATCTTATCTTGTTTACCTACACCTCTCCAATGATTAAGAGGACCAATAATAGGTATCTCCACTTCAAAGTGAGAAGTAGTCGCTGGTCTTAATAAATTTGCTTTGATGTCGGAGACTTTAGCTATCCGTGGCATTTTATAAATACTATTTGACCTTATATATTATGTATATGAGTAATGGGCGAGAGTATTAAAAGTTTATTCAAACCTACGAAACCCAAAAAATATAAAGGTGATGTAACTAACATTATTTGTCGTAGTAGTTGGGAAAGAAGGTTCTGTAATTGGTGTGATTTAAATGAAAGTATTTTAGAATGGGGAAGTGAAGAATTTTGGATACCTTACCGTGCTCCTGATGGTAAAGTCCGCAGATACTTCCCAGATTTCATTATTAAAGTCAAAGAAAATACAGGTCAAGTTAAAACATATGTAATAGAGGTAAAACCCCTTAAACAGACCAAAGAACCCAAAAAAAGGAAAAAAGTGACTAAATCCTATCTCTACGAATGTCAAACATATGCTGTAAATCAAGCAAAATGGAAAGCAGCAGATGAATGGTGTAAAGATAGAAAAATTCAATTTAAGATTATCACTGAAAGAGAACTAGGTATAAGATAATGACAGATTCTTTCGGATTTAATGGTGAAGAAAGAGAGGTTAATCGTATAGAACCAATCAAAGAAGAATTAGCAGCTGCTGTTAATGATCCTGAAGAAATGATGTTAATCATCATGGAAGCCCTGAATGATACTGTGACTCCTATACCTGAAGTAGGAAAATTTTATACCTTTATATACAATGCAAAAACTCCTGACGAAACTTATGACCAACATCCACTAATTGCTTGCACAGATTTACAAGCATGGGGATTTAAAGGACTTAACTTTCATTGGAGACAATCTCGCAATTATACTTGGAATGAACTAGCAGGACAACTGTATATTGTTGATTATAATGAACTGGATGACCTTCTCAATTTTCCATATGGAAAATTCATACTAAATAAATAAAAGGTTTGTATATTAGATGACAACTAAAGCAGGCTTCTACGGAAGTGACGATAGTAAAAATAAATTTAAAGGTCAAGATGGAATAGATTATTTCACGCTTGTAAATAAAAAAACGGGCGAAATTGAGATATATCAAGAAGCTTTTGGTGCCGATAAACGAGTAGGAAATATAAACCCCGCAACAGGAAAAGTAGAGTATAATGGAAATTGGTGGGGTGGTGCTAATAATAAAGATAAAGAATGGGTTAATAATAATTTAAAAACAATCAAAAATGCATCTCAGGAGACAACTGCACGTGGAATACTTGAAGATAATCCTGGAATGGATCCTAAAGATGCAAGAGTAAAGGCATCTAGATTATCAGCTAAAAATAAAGCAGATGAAGCTACAGAACTCGTCAATACTGCACTATCCAATCCAGCAGGTATTAAAAAACCAGAAATTGGTCCAGCACAAGCAGGAACAAGAGAAAAGAAAGGATCCTTTGGTGTTCATGTATTTCCTACATCCCTAAGAACTGGAAATGATGGACAAGATTTCATGAAAATCGATATGATGGCATTTAAACCCAGAAGTATAGAAAAAGGAAGAGTAGCAAATACTCTAGGAATAGCAGATCGAACTGGAAATAGAGAAACACTAGGAAGTGTCATACTCCCAATCCCAGGAGGTATTCAAGATAGTCAACAAGTTAGATGGACCTCTGACACAATCAATCCACTACAATTAGCTGTATCAGCATCTGTGTTAGCTGGAGTAGAAAAAGGTATCGGTGAAGGATTAGATACGGCAGGTGCTTATTTAAAAACTGCTTTAGCCAGTCCTGACACAAAAAAAGCATTAGGAACATATCTTGCAGGACAAGCAGCAGGAGCACAAAATTTATTAACCAGAACAACAGGTGCTGTATTAAACCCTAATATGGAATTGCTCTTTAATGCACCTGACCTCAGAAATTTTACTTTTAGTTTTTTACTTGCTCCTAGGAGTGAAGCAGAAGCAATGACAGTGGTGAGAATAATTAGATTCTTTAAACAAGGAATGGCACCAATTAGAAGTAAATCAAGATTATTCCTCAAATCTCCACATACTTTCCGATTAGCTTATAAAAACACTGCAACCACAGGAAGAACAGATGGATTTGGAGTAAATGACCATCCTTACTTAAATAAATTCAAAGAATGTGCAATGCAATCATTTGGAGTCAATTATACACCAAATGGTCAATATTCTACCTATGAAGATGGTGTGATGACTGCATATCAAGTAACAATGAATTTCCAAGAAATGACTCCAATATATAATGATGATTATGGTGATTCAGGAAATATAGTCCCCGCTAGAATAGGTCACTAAAATGTCAAGTTATTTCGATCTTATTCCCGATTTTGATTATGTTAGCAGACTTCCTGATGCTAAGATATCTGACTATATCCGTGTAAAGAATTTTTTTAGAAGAGTTTCACTAAGAGAAGACATTTATCAAGATTTAACCTTTTTTACCAAATATTCCATATTAGGTGATGATAGACCAGATAATGTTGCATACAAAGTTTATGAAAATGCAAGTTTAGATTGGGTTATCCTTTTAGCAAATAATATTAGTCATATTCCAACAGAATGGCCTTTACCCCAAAATGATTTTGATAGATTTATGCTAGAAAAGTATGATAACTATAATACTCTCTATAACGGAGTTCACCATTATGAGACTATTGAAGTAAAAGACAGTAATGACGTTGTTATCATTCCTCAAGGTTTAGAGGTAAGTTCTGATTTTACTCAAACCTACTATGACCACTATCTTCAGAAAATAGTCGATACAGTGGATATCACACGACCAGTGACAAACTATGAATATGAGTCAAAAATAGAAAATAAAAAAAGAGAAATATTCATTCTAAAACAAGAATACCTAACTGTTGTATTAGATGACGTAGATGATATCATGCCATATAAAAAAGGTTCCACCGAATACCTCGATGGAAACCTTAAGAAAGCTGAGAATATCAGACTATATCAGTAATTAAAAAAAGTAATAGGGCAAAAAAATTGCAGAGATTTTTTCCCGACTTTTTTGG